TTATTTTTCAATGTTAATTTTTTTCATTTCGTCAAATAATTTATTTAAAATTGTGTGGGTATATACATCATCAGTAATATCTTTGGATTTATGACCTACGATTCTTTTTCGAGAAAAATCATCCATATTATATAATTTAGCAAGAGTATTAAATGTATGACGAGTATCGTATGGAGTATGTGTGAAGTTTAATTGTTCCATTAAGTTATTAAAAATATTTTTTCTGAATTCAATATACTGATTGTTACTATCATTCATAAACAGATACATATTGTTTTCATTAATTAATTCCAATATGAAGGGTTTTATCAAATCATGAATAGGAATGTTCCTATTTCTTCCAGCTTCAGTTTTACTACCAGTATTTATGTATGAAATTATCTTTTCATTTCCGTCATCATTACATTTTACATCTATATAAATATTTTCCCTTGTTAATTTAAATAATTCGATAGGACGTGTTCCGGTGAAAATGTAGATTAATACAATTTTAGATTCTCTAGTATTGTGTTTGAATAGTTTTCTTATTTCTTCAATAGTAAATGGATGATGTTTACTATCCGTTTCGTTATCTGTTTTGATTTTAAGATAGCTTGAAAAATCTTCATTAGGTTTAACGTATTTACGTATTACTGCATATTCAAAAATCTGTTTGCATATTACTTTCATATGAGCTAAGGTACCGCTTTTTCTTCCTCGTTCTTTTAATTCATCAAGAACGAATTGCATATCATCAAATTCTATATCACATATAGGCAGTTCATGAATAGAATCAAAGTTATTAAACCAGCTACGTTTTTGACCTCTAGATTTCAGTTTAGAAAATTCTTCTTCGTCTAAAATATCATAGATTTCCTTGAATGTTGGAATTGATTTAGAAATAGATATTGTAGTTTTTGGTTTGACAGTATTTATGGGGTTGCTTTGGAAAATATATAGTTCTAATTTATTTGATATCTGTTTATAAATATCCCCGTAACGTCTTTCCGCTTCTTTTGCGCTTAGTTTATCATCATACCTGAGTTTAGCTATCTCAAGAGCTGTAAAAGCATCATCAGGATCACTAAAAGCATTTAGTGGTTTTTGCTCACCGTTAAAAGACACACAAGGAAGATAAGGACAGCTACGTCTGCCTGATAAGGTTTTGACAGTACCGTAGCCATTTGGTCTACGTTTTAATCTTACCATTTCATTTTACTCCTTTATTTGTTATAATAGGAGCATAATAAAAATATCTTTCGGTTGATAGCTTTTATTATGCTCAGAGGTATTGCAGTACCTCATGAACCATCCCATTGCAGTGGGGTGGTTTTTTTATGTTAATTATTTTTCGTACCAACGATTGCCACAATCCATACAGAACCATTCTTCGTTTACTTTTTTTCTTGCACCGGTTGCCAATAAAGATAAACCGCCAGTCATCAAAGCACCAGCAACTTTGCCTTTTGAAACAACTTTCTTTTGTTTCTTTTTTGTTTTTGTAATTGTTAACGGATGAAGTGGATTTAAATTCAATGATGTTTTATAGCCAGCTGGTGCATCATCGATTAAACATATATGTGTACTTTTACATTTAGGACATTTCATTTTTCCCATATCTATCTTCTCCTTTTAGCACAAGCCCCAAATACTTTAATAAATGTAATTGGAGCTAATAAAATGTTAATAATAATATTGAACATTACTTTCATTAGCCAAAACATAGTTGATTCTCCTTTATTTGACTGTACCATCAGAATATATATATCTATATTCTTTACAATTAGGACATTGTATATATGTTCGCGGTTTATTTTCTGAGTAATCAAATTGGTTTTCTACTTTTACATGAATTAATTTTCCTTTTCTTTCAAAACAAGACATACAATAAGGACCATCATCATTATCAATGAAATAATATCCATAATTTTTTACGAATTTCATATTAGGGGGGCATGGTGAAATAGCTTCAAATCCTCCTTCGTCCATAATTTCTTTTAATATGCCGTAAATTTCATATTCTTTTTTATTCCATGCTAATGCCATAGCTTTTTTTAATTTATCAGTGTTCATTTTCCTAATCAAATTCCTTTATTACTTTTCTTAGCTTTCCTAAAATTCTAAAATTTGTACTTTCTAAATCTACAACAATAGGGTCGTAATTTTGGTTGGCTGGTATCAGCTGTATATACGATGAACCACGTTTGAAACGTTTACAAGTAGCCATGCTTTCATCTATACAAAAGCATCCTATTTTGTTGTCATCAATTGTACTTACTTTCTCAAACACAATAATATCTCCGTCATCAATTCCAGCATTTATCATGCTGTCACCTTTTGCACGTTGAGCGAAATATTCACTTTTAGGATTTAAATTATCATTGGGTACAGCTACATAGTCGACTATATTATCATCGACAAATGCACCATTGCCACATGATATATCGCCATACAATGGTACTTTAATAAACGAAATGTTTGATGCACTGTATATGACTTCATCCTCACAAATGAGTTGACCATCGTTGACCAAGTTTTCTATCTCGGCATAAATTTGATTATTCCATCCCATTAGGTATGCTGGTGTTGTGTTTAGAGCATCGGCAAGTTTTGAGATTTTATCCCTACGTACGTTTTTTATCTCACCAGATTCCCATCTTTGAACAGTAGCTTTGCTAACACCGACCTTTTTACCTAATTCTTCCATACTCATATTTAAAGCTGATCTTCTATTTTTTACCAAATCTTTAAACTCCATTTTATTTCCTCCTTTCAATTAATATTATACTTATTATGTACCGTATATGCAACGAAAATTCTATTTTTCAAAAAAAAGTTGCGTAAACGTGTTGACTGATTAAAAATAAAATGATAACATAAGTTACGTAAACGAAACAGAAAGGAGGCGTTTAAAATGGAAGATACAACTATTGATAGAAAAAAAATAGAACTTTTGTTAATTGAACAAGGGAAAAGTAAAAGCGAATGGGCGGAATATTTAGGAGTTTCTAAATCTACACTGTATAGAAAATTAAATGGCGAAAGTGATTTTTTTAGAGGAGAAATACAAAAAAGCTGTCAATTTTTTGGTATTGAAGATATGACAACATATTTTTTTATCCCAAAAGTTACGTAAACGAAACAAATAAATGGAAAGGAGAAACTATATGAACGAATTACAAATATTTAAGAATAAAAATCTTAATTTAGAAATTAGAGCAGTAAAAAATGATGATGGTAGCATTTCAGTAAACTTAGAGGATGTTGCAAGAGGGTTGGGGTTTACTCAAATTGCTAAAAGTGGCAATGAAGTAGTTAGATGGGAACGTGTAAGAAAATATTTAAATGAATTTAGCGTACCCACTTGTGGGGATGATGATTTCATTCCTGAATCAGTGTTCTACCTACTGGCAATGAAAGCAAGCAATGAAACAGCTAAAGCCTTTCAAATTTGGGTTGCTACTGAAGTATTACCAACATTGAGGAGAACTGGTACATATTCTATTCAGCACGATCCAATGCAAGCATTAAGGCTAATGTTTGAAGCGACAGAACAAATTGAAGCACGTGTAACTCAATTAGAATCGGTACAAACGATTTCTCAAAATGAATATTCAGAGATTGGTACTAGAATACAAAAACGTATTAACAATGTTATCAAAGACGAAGGGTTAATTGTGCGTGGTAATCAGCGCAGAAAATTATTTAATGAATTTAATCACGAAGTATTACTTGTCGGTGGTGTAAAACATAGGAATCAAATTTTAAAGAAAGATTATTACAAAATTTTAGATTTCATCAATGATTGGCAGCCATCAAGAGCGACTATTATCGGTGTCTTAGGGTATGAACAACAAGATTTTAAATTTTAAGAAAGGGATAAAAAAATGTTAGACATAGAACAACTTAAATTAATATTTATCGGTCGAAAAGAAACATACATTTATACACGGATAAGAGAAATTAAGTACAAGTATAACTTGAACTATGACGGAGCAGAGCTACCTATTGATGTAGTCATGAAAGAATTAGGATTAAGTCGTCAAACTATTTATGATTTACTAGGAATAAAAACATATCATAACAATTCGATAGTTGAGTTATTGCAAGATATTTGTAAATATCAAGAAAAGATTTTGGAATGCTGGCAACAAATTGCAATTTCCAAAGAGGAATAGGCAATGCTTGGTTATAACGAATTAAAAATGCTTTTTCCTAATCGTTCTAAGGATTACATATACAAACTTATTAGAAAGTTAAAGGAAAAATATAACTGCAATTATACTCAGAGCGTAATATCAGCTGACATTGTATCTAAAGAATTCAATATTGAAATAGATACGATAATAAAAATAGTGTCACCGACTGCAATCGGTGACACACAACACACATAAAAATTATAGCGCAAAAATGGAGAAAATACAATGAGATTTAGAAGTCGTGGAATATTAACAGTACTTGCAGTGGTTCTTATTATAGCAAGTCTAGTAGTTAGCGTTATTGGAAACGTATGTACACGAGTAGATGCTGAATTCAAAGAAGTATATCCCACTGAAGTACAAGAAGCTTCTGCTTATGGATTGCAAGAGATACCCGCTTGAAGATCACTAGGTATTTACAAAATTACTAACTACTGTAGCTGTTATGAATGTAACGGACAGTGGACGGGATATTTAACCCGTTCAGGTACAAATTATGTAGAGGGTAGAACGGTAGGGGTAGATACAAATTATATTCCCCTAGGTTCAAAGATAATGATTGACGGTCACATTTACACTGCTGAAGATACCGGTTCGTTTAGAGGAAAGGTAATTGATGTATATGTAAGCGACCATAGTAAATTTGATAGGAAATACGAAGAAGTTTATATACTGGAGGGATAAAAAAATGAAAAAAGAAGATTTAAAACTATGTGATGTGGTTGAACTTGGAGATGGAAGTAGATACATTTTGATTAAAGGTGATTTTGATATAAATAAAACAGTACTTATGAATACTGAAACGGGTTGCTATTTAAATTTTGACTATTATCGAGATGATTTAACACACGGTCATAATTCGAGTTGGGATATTATGAAAGTTAAACATTTTAAGTATTCAGGTGATGCGTTTAGAACGTTAGGAATGATCAAAAATCGTTCTGCTTGTCCTTTTAGTTGGGACTGGGAACGCAGTCTTGAATATTACAATGGGAAACTTGTTTGTGTAAAAAGTTCATCATCAGTTTATATGACGAAAGGAAAAATCTATAAGTCAAAAAACGGGAGAATTTACGATGATGAAGGTGATTTATGGAGAATGGGAATTAAAAATTTAGAACATCTTCATAATACCACTTATTGTAGGTTCATCGAACTTGTGGAGGATTAATATGACTGAATCAAAGGAAAAGTTGTTCAATCTTGAACGTCAGCTTTTTGAGTTAGAAATGAAAGATCATTGGGATAATGCGGATTTTGATTTATCAAGAGAGTTAAGAGAAGAAATAAAAAATGTTAAGGAGGAAATGAAACAGTGGGATTAGCGGTACTTGTGTTAGGAAGTTCAGGAAGTGGAAAATCAACTTCCCTAAGAAATTTTGAGAAATCAGAGGTAATGGTATTGAATGTTGCTGGAAAAGCATTGCCATTTAGAAAGAAACTGAACAGTTTGGATTTAAGAAAACATCATGGTAGTGAAAGGTATGATGCAATAAAACAAGTAATGTCCAAATTTCAAAATCAATGCAAAACATTTGTTATTGATGATAGCCAATATTTGATGTCATTTCAAATGTTTGATAAGGCTAAAGAAGTGGGCTATGGAAAGTTTACAGATATTGCAGTCGAATTTAAAAATCTTTTGGATTTTATATCAAGTTTAAATGATGATGTGACTGTATATTTATTGCACCATACAGAAAGAACTGAAGACGGGCATATAAAAGCTAAGACATCAGGAAAAATGATTGATAGTCAATTAACAATGGAAGGTTTATTCACTATCGTAATAATGGCTAGAAATGACGATGGGGTTTATAAATTTTTAACTCGGAGTGATGGTTTGAATCCAGTCAAGACACCAATGGAGATGTTTGACAGCGACGAGATCGAAAACGATTTAAAAATTGTTGATAAAACAATCAGAGAATACTATGAAATGGAGGCTATGAGCTAATGAAACTATACGAAATTAATCAAGAGATTAATTCACTTGTAGACGAAGAAACTGGCGAGATTACTGATATTGCAAGATTTCAAGAGTTGCAGTTAGCCGAAAATGATAAGTTAGAAGCTATTGCGGTAGTATTAAAAAACAATGACGTTGATGTTAATGCATTAAAAGAAGAAGCTAAGGTTCTATTGGATAGAGCTAAAGCGATTGAAAATAGAAATGAAAATACAAAAGCGTTCTTAGCAAAATATATGCTTGAACACGGTATTAAGAAAATCGAAACACCTAAATGTGTATTGCGGTTTACTAAATCATCATCAGTTGTCATTGATGATGAAACTGAGTTTGTCAATAAGTACAAAGATACTGATTTAGTCAAAGAAGAAATTAAATTTAAAATTGACAAAAAAGCAACTAAGAATTTTTTAAAAAACAATATGACATTATATGCCCATGTTGAAGAAAAACAAAATTTACAAATCAAGTAAGGAGATAAACAAATATGAAACAAATCAATAACTGGAATGAAATTAAAGAAGCGGGAGAATTTGAAAGTTTGCCAGCCAATGGATATGTAGCTGTAATCAAAAATGTAGAGGATGATGCGGTCAAAGAATGTTTAAAAATTAGTTTTGATATTGCTGAGGGGGAGTTCAAGGATTATTACCTTGAACTGTATAAAACAATGAATTTCTGGGGTGGTTCTTTCTATAGATCGTACAAAGAAAAGGCACAGTCATTTTTTAAAGGATTTATTACTGCGGTTGAAGAATCAAATCCAACATTTAAATGGGACTGGAATGAACAAAAGTTAAAGGGGCAGCGCATCGGTGTTGTACTTCGTGAAGAAGAATATATCCCACAACAAGGTCCTAATGCTGGAAAGGTTAAGACAAGATTAATTGTTGATGAAGTAAGAAGTGCAGATAAAATCCGAAAAGGTGATTTTAAAATTAAGGAAAAGAAATTATTAGAAACTAACACTAACAACCCTTTTAACAGTACAGCTACACCTGACTTGAAATTAGACGATATTCAATTTTAACAATGATTCAGCTTAGAGATTATCAAGAAACTGTTTATCAGGATACTATAAAAGCCATAAATAAAGGTTCTAAAGGTATCCTGATACAGTTACCTTGCCGTAGTGGTAAAAGTTATGTAATGGCTAAGTTCGTTGAAACTTGCAAAGGTAATAGTTTAATCCTAGCGCATAGAAACGAGCTCCTTAGTCAGCACAAAGAACTGATAGATAGTCTAGGGTTGTTAAATAAATGTAGATTAGCAAGTGTATTTACAGAAGTAAACCACCTAGGGGAACATGAAAAACCTATGGTTATTTTGATAGACGAATGTCACTTGAGTGAAGCAAGCAGTTATAAAAAAATAGCCGATTTTTATGGTTGTATAATAATTGGCTTTAGCGCAACACCTACTAGATTAAATGGAGATAAATTAACATTGTACGATACATTGATTAATGGTGTATCAGTTAAATATTTAATAAAACAAGGTGCTATAGCAGATTTTGAGTATTACGCTCCTGACATAGCATTGGATTTAACTGATATCGATACATTAGGTGGTGACTATAACGGTAAGCAGCTTAATGATCTTATGTTTAACAGTGCCATTTATGGTGATGTGATAGACAGTTATAAAAAATTAGGCGATGGCAGACAAGCGATTGCTTACTGTGCCGGTGTTAATCATTCTAAAAAAGTATGTGAGGAGTTTAACTCAGCTGGTATAAAAGCTGTACATATTGATGGTTCGATGAATAAAACTGAACGTAAAAAAATAATGGATTTATATCGTTCAGGTTATTATACAGTTCTATGCAATGCAAATATTATAAGTGAGGGTATTACACTGCCTAATGCATCTATAGGACTGCTACTAAGACCTACACAAAGTTTAGCATTATATATTCAGCAGAGTATGAGAGTTTTAACCCCTGATGGTAATGGAAAAAAAGCAGTTATTATTGACTGTGTTGGTAATTATCAAAGACATGGTCTTCCCGATGAGAATAGAGAATGGACTTTGGAGGGTGTTAAACGTAAACATAAAACAAATAATGATGATGGTAGTTTTACAATCAGAAACTGTCCTAACTGTTTCAGGATTTTTAAAACTGCAAATAAATGTCCTTACTGTGGACACGAGTTTGAGGTTAAGGGTCGTGAATTGCAGTGTATGGAAGAAGTTCGTTTACGAAAAATTAGCGAACAAGAAAAAATAGCTATAGCTGAACATAAGAGAAAACAAAGAATGGAAGTCGGAATGGCTAAAACAAAAGAAGATTTAATAAAAATAGCAAGAGAACGAGGGTATAAGCCCGGATGGATATTCGTTACTGCTAAAAGAAAAGGAATAAAATTATAAAAAAAGGAGTAAGAGTTGTGCGCACATAAAACTCGAGTTACTCCATATTATAAATGAAAGATAATTATTTAATAAGACAAGGTGATTGTATGGAATTAATGAAAAGAATTCCCGATAAATCAATTGATTTGATAGTTACAGATCCACCCTATGAAATTGTAACAAGTGGGGGAGGACTGTATACACATATAGATAAGCAGTATGTTAAAGAGCTGAATTTTATTAAAAATGGATATAATGAAGAAATTTTAGATGACATGATTCGAATTTTAAAAAAAGTAAATATATATATTTTTTGCAGTCAAAAGCAAATACATAAATTATTAGATTATTTTTTAAAGAATAAAAACAATATAGATCACATTCTATACAAAAGACAAATAAATTGGAATTTATTAACTTGGCATAAAACAAATCCTGTTCCAGCGTGTGGAAATAAATATCTAACGGATACTGAATATATTTTGTTTTTTAGAGAAAAAGGTGTAAAAATTTATGGCTCTTTTGACACAAAAAAAACGCACTATGAAACACCGTTGAATCAAAAGGATAAAAAATTATATAGGCATCCAACTTGTAAACCTGTGGATATTTTAAAAAATTTTATTGTTAATAGTACCAATGAAAATGATTCTGTTTTAGATCCATTTATGGGTAGTGGTTCTACTGGAGAAGCTTGTTTACTAACAAATAGAAAATTCATTGGCATTGAACTTGAAGAAAAATATTTCAACATATCAAAAGAAAGGCTAGAGAAAATAAAATTATGAAAGAGAAATTAAATATTTTAAAAACGGATGGTCGTTTATATGAAGTAGTGGAATTAATGAGCAAATTAGCAAAACAAAACGGGGACTATTATCGATTATATAAGAAAAACAATACATTGTTTTTTTATAACTTTGATGTAGGTATCTTGTATGAAGCTGAAAACGATATTTTAGACAGTACCGTTATTGATTGTGAAGATGGTGAATACAAGATTTACAAGGGCATTAAAACTGGATATCTGCTTACGAAAGAGAATGATTGCATCGGTAATTTAAACAGTCGAATTTTAAGCAAGGCAGTAAACGCGAAAGAATTATGTTACATAAATAAAAAAGACAGTTACATGATCCATGAGATTATGAATTCAGCTTTAGTTACTGATGACGATTTAGATTTAATAACTCTATTTGATAACTCTATACTTAAACTAAGTGATGATGGTAATAACTTTTTGATTAAAAACTATTATGAACAGCAGTATCCATTTCTTAAAACTACGACTTATATTGTTCTGGGATTGGAGTGGAGTCCTGATGAATAAAATATGCAAGTGCTGTAAACACAATATAAAAAATAAGTGTACGATTAGTAGGTTGGAAATTCAACCTACTAAAAAGCACTGTAATAAATTTAGTAAGAGATATGAGCAAGAAAGTTTATTTGATGCAATTGGAAATAGAGGTGATCCATACAATGAAAGATATTAATATTGTTGATGAGTTTTTAAACAGTTATTACCGTTCGCCTACAAAGAAAGAGTTTATTCTGTTGGGCGGAGATATAAAAACTGTTGAAAAAAAGTTCAAAAGCTATCGTAATTTTTTGGACTATTATGGTTATGATGCTCCAACAAGAACAAAGACACTACAAGTGTTAGACGATAGAAATAATATTGTTTATGAAGGAACAACTAGAGATATTGCGGAAAAGTACGGCGTATATTATACGACTGTATTAAAAGCAGTCAATCACGGGTTACGGCTAAAACGCTGTTATTCGGTACGAAACAAGGAGTTAAAATTATGAAATTAAAAATAAATGATAATTATATAATCACTTCAGACACACACTGCTATATATTAAATAAAATATTATTTAATAAAAAAACAAACGAAGAATATTTACAACCAATTAGTTTTTATAAATCACTTGATGATTTAACCCTAGGACTTATAAACCGAGAAATAAGAACGCACGATTTAGAGTGTATTAATGAAATAATAAGCTATATATCCGCTATAAAGGATGAAATTCTATCAGAGGTAAGAAAACATGAAAATCAATAGACGTATTTATGAAAATATGGTTGATGAAATTTATGATTCATTGCTTGGTAAGAAGGGTGAATATATTATCTATGTTTCACGTGCTATGTATATATTTATGAAGTTAAATTCATCATTTAAAGATTATGTCCCAAATTTACTCGGGTACCCCGTTGTAGCTAAAAACGAATTATATGGTAAAGAATATGAAGCGGTCAAATTGGAGGTAACTGATGAATCCTGAAACAATATTACAGAAAAAAATTGAAGTAGCTTTATCTGATTTGGACGCAATTCCATATCGTATGCAAGTAGGAAATTTTTACACAAACAATATGACACCTATAAAAATAGGCATAGTAGGAACTCCTGATTTAATGATTATATGCCCCAATGGGATGACATTATGGTATGAAATTAAAACTAAGACTGGTAAAACTCGAAATGCTCAGGATAAATTCCACGAGGAGTTACGCAAGTTAGGACATCTTGTGTTTGTAGTTAGATCAGTCGAGCAAGCTGTACAAATTTATAATACATATGTCGGGAAAAATTAATCGTATTGAAGAAAGAAAATGTCCTATATGCGGTAAGACATACGTAAGCATCTACATGAAAGAATGGGCTTATAGAAGGGGCAATTATACATTCTGTAGCTACAGCTGTATGTCTAACTATCTTAATAATAAAAGGTATTGGAACAATAAATTTAAAGAAGGTAAAAATAATGCTAAAGATAGAAAAGATTAAAGAAAAGATTAAAAATTTTGATACAGATGTTACTGCTGATGAGATTCTCTCTTGCTGGTTACATCGAATTACGACAAATTCCAGTGTTAACAAACACAATTGCAGTGGATTAGTATGTTCAGAGTGTTTAAGGTTGTCACTTATGGATTTATTAGAAGAATATAAAAAACCTGTTAAATTATCAAAATTTGAATATGAATATTTAAAGTTTGCTAAGGAAAATGAATACAACTTTATTGCAAGGGATGAAGATGGAGGATTATTTTTATACAATATTGAACCTTGGAAAGGAGAAATTACTTGGAAATACAGAGATAGCGGTATACGTATATTTACAAAAATGTTTAATTTTGTTAAATGGCAAGATGAAGAACCATGGAATATTGATAATATTCTAGCTAATTGCGAGGTAATGCAAGATGAAAAAAGTTAATCCAGCGGACATATTAATTAGTCCAGTTGGAATGGAAAATTTATTAGTTATTGATCAAATCGCTAATGATGAGGTAATTAAAAATAATGAATTACTTTTGGATAAACCATATTTTTCTTTAGAAGAGGTGTTAGACGGTTTAAATAAAGACGGACATTATTTAATTATTGTCGAGAGTCCGTTACACGGTGAAATTTATCGATACAACAATTATGGCGAACAAGAAGTGTATTTGATTGGAAAAACGTGCGGATACGCATGAAGGAGGGATTAAACAATGAAAGTAATAGTTAATTTTTATAAAAGTGAAAGTATAGAATATGATTTAGAAAGAACTGATATTAGTTATGATGATAAATTTGTATATATAGAAATAAATGATAATGAAGGTTTAGCATTTCCAAAAGATGATGTTGAAAATATAGAAATAGAATAATTTTAACAAATAAGGAGGATTAAATAATGCCTAAATATAGAAAGAAACCTGTAGTTGTGGAAGCAGTTCGGTGGACGGGAAGTAATTTAGAAGAAATACGTAATTTTGTTGGTAGTGATTTGATCGAAGAATGTGTGGAACTTTTTGATATAAAGAGGACGTTAAAGGAAATGCTAGTTGATATTGCAATCGACACGCTACAAGGAACAATGAGAGTTGATTATGGTGATTATATCATCAAGGGTGTACAAGGTGAACTTTATCCATGCAAGCCCGATATTTTCTTAGCAACCTATGAGGAGGTAGCAGAAGATGTTTATTAAAGTTGAAATACAAATGTATATGGCGGATAATTTCCTAGCTATTGTTAATAGAAAATATTTTGAAAGAGCAATAAAAAATTGTGAACTAGGTAATGAAATATTAATAGAAGTAAGAGATCTTAAAGGTAAAGAGATAATGTTCAATCCTAAGTATGCTGCATATATTAAATATTTAGAAGTATTAGAGGTGGCAGAAGTATGAGTAATTCAAAACATCAAGAAGCGTTAGAAAAATTATGTAAAAATGGTGTAATTGTTTATGACAAGTTACCAAAAGATTGGAAAATAATAAAAGATGCAACAACTAATCCAAAAGGGTATAAATGGATTAATAATGGAAAATCACGTTTTAGTAAAAATTATAAACAAGGATTGTTAAAGGTTAAAGAAAATGTTGAGTAAGGAAGAGCAATTAAAATTAGAAACAGAGTTAATTCTTTTATTAGATGAATTATGTTCTGATTGTATGTTGTATAGAGGCGTTAAGGAAAAATATGTAATAGCAAGTACGCTATTTAGAGGTAAGTTTGCATTGGGTCGTATCGTTGATTGCAACCATATCTATAAAGCGATTGAGGAGAGCGGAAAGCAATGTTTATCGCCTAGAGAAGCATTTAAAATATTTGTGGCTAAGGGGTGGATTTGATGGAAAATGAACAAGATTGGAAGTTCGATAAAAAGAAAGCTAGTACAGCGTTGCAAGAATTGTCTTGTCATGTCAATCCTTTTAGAGATGAAAATGTAGCAGAGTTAGTTAGAGTTATTACTTATTGTATGGATTTGGAAAAAGCGCTAGATAAAGCGTGTGAGCGATTAGAAAAAATTTGATGACCGTTTAGTCGAATACAATATTGGAGATAGTAATGAAGTAATGGCAAAAGAAGAATGGAAGAGTGGTGTATAGAAGATGACGAGTAGAGAAGAATGCGAAAAGGCGTATTTGTATTTATTAAAACATTGTTATGAAGCAACGAAAAAAAATGACACTTACGATTTTGCACCAAGTGGCTTTAAAGAAAGCGAAGTGTTTAAGCAATTAATCGAAGAACATTTTGAATTAGCAGAAAATACAGAAGAATATAAACATTTTAAGTTGCATAGTGCTAGCACTTTAAAAAATCAAACTAAGGAAGAATTAATAGACTACATTAAGATGCTATATCATAATTGGGGTGTTTGCGATGAGCAATTAAAAAGAATTATTGATAAAGCAAAAGAATTAAGTGATTCGAATGATGAACTAAGAAGACAATTATATTTTTGTGAGCCGTACAAATTTGAAGACCTTCATGAAGGTATGTGGGTGTGGGATGATATTGAAAAACTTATTTGCCAAATCGGATTAATTTCTAAAAATGCAATTCATAGAGAATACGTTGATGGCACAATATCCGATAGTCCATTCGAAGAAAACCGTTTCTTTCCAGTGCAATGCGCTAATTATTTAGGAGGAATATAATGAATAAATTTAAAGAACAATTTGAGTATATAAGAAAACAGCAAACTATTTTAGATACACGTATTTTAAATGGTAATGAATATCCTGAAAATAAAATGAGTATAGCTCTATTCGTTGAGCTAGGCGAGCTGATGAATGAACTTCCAACATACTTTAAACACTGGAAGAAATCGGCTGTAGACAATAAAGAAAAGGCTTTAGAGGAATATGTTGACTGTCTGCACTTTGCAGTAAGCTTACTTAATTATAACGAAATCGATATTAATTTCACGTATAATGATTGTTTTCCTGATAGTAATCCATACAGTCGTGACAATATATTCACAGAGTTAATAACGATTGCATCAATGTCGGGGTTTGATTATTCGATTAAAAAATTGTTTGCTTTAGGACATCGTTTCGGTTTCACATGGGATGAGATTTACGAAATGTATTTAAAGAAAAATAAAATAAATCACGAAAGACAAAATGGAGGATATTAGAATGCATGTATTTGTTTTACTAACAATAATTCTTTTAACGATAATCATTTGTGAGACAGTTGAAAAAATTTATATTTACAGAATGTATAAAAATTTATCCCCTGAGCAGATAGAGGCTTTTGTACGTAATGCCAAACGATAACAATGGATTTAAAGTGACCCTTGAGGCTATCAAAAACGCTACGTCATGCGTTGCGATAGCTTCTTCTGTTTGTGGACTTCCTATTAAAAATTCAGGGGATAGGTGTCCTAGTTTCTTACACAGCGGGTCGAACCCTAATTCAGTCGTCATCAATAATGATTACTGGTATTCATTTTCAGATGCTCAGGGCGGTGATGTCATTGATCTGTTAGCATTACACAGCTATGACGGAGATCGCGGTCAGGCTATAAAATTTCTTAGTGAATATACCGGCATACCATTACCTAATAGCGAGTATTCCGAAAAATGGAAAGATTACACACAAAATCTATGTAATAAAGTCGAAGCATGGCATAAAAATTTAACCGATGAACACCGTAAATATTTACATAATCGCAAAATCAACGATGAAACCATAAATAAATTAAAAATCGGATTTAATTTCGATGAAAATCGATTAATAATTCCTATGTGGAAGAACGGATATATATGTTATTACTGCGGTAGAACGATGGGTGAGGTAACAAAAACCAATCCCAAGTATAAAAAACCGTATTTAGACGGATTCAATGAAAATGATATTTTTGGATTAGATACACTAAACCGTGATAAATCGGTACTCGTTTTAGCCGAGGGAGCGTTTGATTATTTATCGTTCTATCAGGAAAACTACGCTGTATTAAGTATGGCGGGGGGAACTTTTTCAAAAAAACAAACAAAACATATATTACAGATAGCTAAAAATTTTGACAAGGTCCTATTGACGTTCGACAACGATAAATCAGGCGGACAGTTTACAGTTTCAATGGCTAAAAAATTATTCAGCTATCACATACCGTTCATCGTATCAACACCCCCATCTAAATATAAGGATATTTCAGACTACTATCAGGACGGCGGGAATTTAGCTACTTTAATCAACAATGCTGAGCAAGGTATTAAATCATTAGCTAAAATGTTTAAAAATAAGGAAGATTTTGAAAACTTTATAATTAATAATCGGCGTTATATAAAACGTACAGATATCATTGATATTTTTGATGTTATATTCAGGGATCAAATTTTCCCTGATGCGTCAAAAGAGTGGATCAAGGAGGTAAAATCTATGTCATTAAAACCATCAACAGACGATGAAATAGCAAAGGTCGTCATGAAAAAACATAAATTTATACATAATCCATCATTGGGGATAATGGAATACAACGGGCGATACTGGCAGTCAATAACTGATGAACAGTGTCGTAAATATATCGGTCAGGAATACAGTTCAGTACGTACATTATCTAAATTAAACTCAGTTTTAGGGTTAATCAAAGCAGATACAGTTACGGATAAAATTCCTAACGAGAAACCGCTTATCAATTTCGTTAATGGTACATTTGAAATCGAAACTGGAAATTTACGTGAGCATAACGAAAATGATTTTTTATCATATGAACTGCCTTATCCGTACAATCCAAATGCTCATTCAAGTGACTGGGATAAATTCATCAATTCAATTTTCGATGATCCTAAGAAAATTCAACTACTTCAGGAATATTCGGGGTACGCTTTATATTCAACAAACATATTACAGTCAGCACTTTACTTAGTAGGGAATGGAGCTAATGGTAAATCAGTATATCTAAACACAATACAGCGTGTATTTGGCGGTGCTTCGAATGTATCCAATGTAGAGCTTACAGCGTTCAATGATAAATTTCAGCTCATCTATCTGATGGGTAAGCTGATAAATGTTTCTAATGAAACTAAGACAGATTCCAAGGGGGCGGAAACCAATTTCAAATCGGTTGTTGCCGGAGATCCGATTCAGGCCTGCTACAAAGGCAAGGACTTTATCCAGTTCAAGCCTCGGTGCAAATTATTCTTTGGATGTAACGAACTGCCAAAATCCCGCGATCTAACTGATGGATTTACGCGAAGAATGCTTATTTTAAAGTTTCCATTTAAATTTACAGACAACCCGGTAAATGAAAATGAACGTAGCGCAGATAGAAACATCGAAGCTAAATTACAAACACCTGAAAATCTATCGGGTATATTCAACTGGGTATATGAGGGATATAAAAAACTAAAACATAATGGTAAGTTTACGATTCCCGACGATCAGAAGGAACAGATGGAAGAATACAAGGAGACAGCAAATCCGATTGTACTGTTTGTTAAGGAATTTGACTGGACCATATTAAAACACTACAGTGACAAACCACCGGTATTTGAAACAGTAAATGAAATGACTAATCAGGAATTATATGATTTATATAGCGCATGGTCAGTTAGAAACGGCTATGTTTACAAAAATAATTTACAGTCGTTTAAAAGAGAGTTTTCAAAGTGCGCTAAGGATTATAGAAATGATATAGAAAACTATTGCAGAAATGGAGTACGCGGGATTAAAAAACTAGCGTACTAAATACACTTTAACCGTACTATCTAGCGTACTAAAAAAATATTTTCATAAATTTTAGTACACTAGAATATAAAAAAGTACGCTTAAAGTACACTTGGAAAAATATTAGCGTACTGAGTGAAACTATTGGTATATATAGACTTTTTATATATTAGTACACTTAGTACACTAATATATACTGTTATTAAAAAATATATAAAAAACATTAAAAATACATATAATTACATATATATAACAACGACCCCACCCCCTAGCGTACTAAGCGTACTTTACTAACTTTAAGGAGGAAAATATGTTTATAAGAATCGATGAAAATAATGCTAAACTATTAAATTTATTAGGATGTGATAATAATGGCTAGAAAACATAAACCAAGAACTAAAGAAGCATTATTAGACAAAGCTGAATCTTTAAATATCGATGTAGACCCTGATAAACTCTATACATTAAATGATATTGCTAGAACTAAGGCAAAAATAAACGGTACTACGTCACCGATTAATCAAAATGAAACCCGTGGCGGCGAACGTTCTAATACGCCATCACTTTCTAGTATCAGTGATCCGATAAATGCTAAACTTTTAGAACACGCATTCAAATACTGGAATGTACCAATGGCTAAGAATGATGAAGAAATAGCACAACGTATTGAATTTTATTTTAACGACTGCTACAAAAATCAATTAAAACCAACTCTGGAAGGGTGCGCACTTGCAATCGGTACAACTACTCAAACATTGTATAATTGGAGTGAAAAAGATAGTAAATCGGAGTTTGATAGGTTTGACTTGGCAAAAAGAATTCGTCAATTATTATCTGATTTTGACGCCAATTTATTAATAAACGGTAAGATGAACCCAGTGGCGTATATTTTCAGAGCAAAAAACTACTACGGCATGAAAGATCAGACCGAAAGTATCGTTAAACATGAAAATAACCTAGGTGAAACTAAAACAGCCGATGAACTTTTAGAGATAATTGAAGCTGATGTAATAGAAACGGATTAATTTCCGTTTTTTTGTACCCAAAATTTGACAGAAACGCATTAATAGGGGATTTCAGCTTAGTATTTATTTAGTGTGTGACTAAAATGGTTGCTAAATTCACGTTTTTATTATTTTTTTTGTTACTGTAGGGGCTGTTTTATGTACAAAGGTATAAAATATAGTAAGAATATTAAACAACTCATATAGTGGCTAGGAATGATTTATATAAGTATATAAAGGTGTGTGTATTTGGCTGAATAACTATAATTTAGCGTATAAGCGTTGTTTGTGATAAATGGTTATATTTGTAGGGTAAATAAAAAACGCCGCTTATACGACGTATTTTTTAGTTGTTTTATTTAGCTAATAAAAAAGATAGCTTAATAGCTATCTTTTTTTAGCACATAATGCAAATACTTTAATAAATGTTATAGGCGCTAATATTATATTAAATGCTATGTTGAACATCACTTTAATTAACCAGATCATTTAAGCCACCTCCTTGCATAAATTTTTGAACTGTTGTAAGCGAGTAGTGTCGTTTTGTTCAGTTAATTCTTCAATGATGGACTGTTTTAATGTTCTGTCTATAAATAAGATTTCACTACATTCCAAATCGAATAAATCGTCAATTAAATCATTTAATGGGTCTATATCGCTATAGTATCTGGATGAATAATCCTCGTCCAACCCTACTAAAACCGCTAAATCTCTATCAGGTATATCAATTACTGTATAATCACTGTTATTCATGCTGCTGAATCTTAATAGTTCAGTCATTTAAATTACCTCCGTGTCTAACCATGAAAATGTAATGGCATCATATATAAATTCCCACTCATTACAATCTATTAACCCCATAGATTGTAATAAATCTATTTGACCACCTAAGATAGTATTAATATAATTCACCATCTTAATGTCTTTTTCTCTCTTTGCACTAAGCATTATTAGAAAATTATCATCAATTTCATTAAACGCTTTTCTTTTTAATTCTTCCATTTTAATTTACCTTATACGCTATATTTAGCGCCCTTTCTAAATTTATTATATGTAATCTATAAGCAATTCTAATTATGTATAGTTTCATATATACGCTCCTTTATATATTTAATTGTTTATGGTATACTATGTATGTAAGGGCTATATAAGCCCCTACATATTAGCGTTTGAAGTAAGCTATCAGGTTTCTACCTTCGTAAGGTTTAAGCCCTTGAGTGTTGCACCACTCTTTATATAGCTCTACTTCTTTTTTTATTGTCATTGTTTATCACCTCCTTGCTTTTTAAAATACTTACGGGTAAGTAATTAACTTACCACACTATTATTATACGTACAAACGAGTATTTTATCAACAATTAAAACGTATGTATAAGTATAATTAAAATGTGCAATAAAAACCACTTTTATGCACCCCTAGGGGTGTTTTTTAGTGTATATATAGTATATCTGATGTCCTTTTCCACCCGAAAAATAAAAAAGACTTATAAATAAGTATTGAAAATGAACGCATAAATAAGTATAATGTATTTGAGGTGATAAAATGAAAACAAAACAAGCAATAAAAAAGATTCTTAAACAAGAACATATGACACAAAAAGTATTGAGTGAAAAGGTGGGTTATGCTAGACCAAGTAGTTTGAATACTGTATTGATTTCAAATAACCCCCAAATAGAAACGTTAGTTAAAATTATGGATACGTTGGGATATGAAATTATTTTAAGACCTAAAAATGGAAGTGATAAAGTAGCAAGATCAGTAATATTAAACAATGAGGAGGAATAGATATGATTTACGGTTATGCTCGTGTATCAACTAAAGAGCAAAAATTGGATAGACAAATTGATAGTCTAACCAAGTATGTTGATGTTAAAAATATCTATAGTGATAAACTAAGCGGAAAAAATACCAATAGAGAAAATTATCAAAAACTAAAAGAAGTAGTAGTAGCTGGTGATGTAATATATATTCATGCACTGGATAGACTTTCTAGAAATAAGAGAGATACAATAAGAGAATTCAATTATTTCAAAGAAAAAGGTGTCATTTTAAGAATTTTAAATATGCCTACGACACTAATTGAACTAGACGGGCAACAATGGGTTATTGAAATGATTAATAATATAATACTGGAGGTTTTGAGTTCTGTAGCTGAACAAGAAAGAATCACAACATTAGAGAGACAAAGAGAAGGGATTGAAGCAGCACGAATGCGTGGTGTTAAGTTTGGTAGACCTGATGTAAAGATGAAAGTTGACGAAGTAATCAAAATGGTTAATAATGGTAGTAAGGTAACCGAAGCATGTAGAGAAGTCGGTATTGGTAAGCGTACGTATTATAATTATGTCAGGGGTTGAAATAATCTAATCTGTATTTTATAATTTGTATATCCTAAAGATATCGAAAAAACTCCCAAACAAAAAATAGACTGCAAGGGAGAGTGGTTTGGTTTGCATAGCGAATTAATGCAGTCACATATTAGAGCCATGAGCCGATGTATATTTTATACGTCGGTTTTTTATATATAAACTGGAGGAAATGTTATGAAACTAAATATATTGGGAACAAAGTATGATTTAAAATATATCGATAACCCTGATGAAGACATGCAAAATAACGATGCGGATGGGTATACAGATAGCATAAATAAAAAAATAGTTATTCTTAGTAAAACACCTAACGATATAGAAAGCATACTTAGGCATGAAATTATTCATGCATATTTAATCGAAAGTGGTATTGGATATGGCTATGCATTTCATAATGAGGACATGGTAGAATGGCTAGCGATGCAATTTCCTAAAATAGAAAAAACGATTAATAATATATAATAAAGATTAGAGCCCTGAGCCGTAATGGAAAGGGGTTTTTATATTGTATGTAGATAAAATATCAAATGCATTAAAGAAAAAAGGAAGTTCTTTTGAAATAGTAAACAGTTGTTTCGAGTTATGTAGATTAGAGACAAGTGAACTAAGCATAAGAAAAGGCAGTGAACTGGTTAAGAGAGCAGTAATTAAAAATGTTAAACAAGGTGAAGAATGGTATAATCTGTATCGAAAAGTTTTATTGTTTCGTGCACCTTACTGTTTTGAAGATTATTTAATTTATCTAGAAATTGATAGACCACCAGAGGAACGATTCTATCAACCGCGGAGGAAAGTATTAAAAGTTGTAGTTGAAGAACTTCAGGCGTTAGCTGATGATGAGCTGGATGAACTGTTCGTATCAATGCCTCCACGTGTTGGGAAGAGTACAATTTTAATGTTTTTTATTACATGGATCATGGGGCGCAATGGTGAAGCAAGCAATTTGTATAGTGCGTTCTCAGATACAATTACAAGTGCTATGTATACTGGTGTACTCGAGGTAATAACAGACAGTTATACATACAACTGGAAAAAAGTATTCAACAATACTGGTATTGCTAATACTGATGCCAAAAGAGAAACTATAGATATTAACAGAAAAAAACGCTACCCAACATTAACATGTCGTTCGTTGTATGGAACATTGAACGGAGCGTGTGACTGTTCTGGTTATTTAATCAGTGACGACTTAATCGGAGGTATTGAAGAAGCGTTAAACAAAGACCGTTTAATGAATGCATGGTCAAAGGTAACGAACAATTTAATACCTCGTACAAAACAGTCTGCAAAGAAAATATGGATTGGTACACGCTGGAGTTTAATTGATCCGGCTGGTTTAAGGATGGACTTCTTGCAGAATGACGAAGAAGGTAAAAAAGTAAGATTTAAAATAATAAATCTACCAGCACTTAATGAAAATGATGAATCCAATTTCGAATATGATTATAATGTAGGTTTTAATACTGACCGCTATAAAGAATTAAGAGCACAGTTTGAAAGAAATAATGATATGGCATCATGGTTAGCACAGTATATGGGAGAGCCCATTGAGCGTGATGGAGCACTATTTACACCTGATACAATGAATTTCTATAACGGGATAATAGCTGATGAACCAGTAAGAAATTATATGACGGTCGATGTTGCGTGGGGTGGTGGTGATTATGTTTCAGCACCAGTATGCGTAGAAACTGAAAACGGAGATTTCATACCTGATGTAGTATTTAATAATGGTGATAAAACTATAACAAGACCATTAATTGTAGACTGTATTATCAAAAATAATGTTAAGTATGTTCAGTTTGAAGCTAATAATGGCGGGAGTGAATATGCTGAGTGGGTAGAAAATGAATTAAAACAGAGGGACTATAAATGTACGATAACAAGTAAATCAGCACCAACTAATAAACGAAAAGAAGCACGTATATTTGAACGTGCACCTGAAATTAGAGAGTTTTACTATTTAGATAACGGGCGCAGACATAAAGAATATCAATTGTTTATGAATAATCTATATGCTTTTAAAATTGTAGGAAAAAATAAAAATGACGATGCACCAGACAGTATGGCGATGCTTTCAGAAGTAAGAGGAAGAGGAAAATACACTTCTGTAACAACTTTCAGTAGAAAAGATTTAGGAATATAATTTTTTTCTTGACAAGGTTAAAATCTGTACGTAGCCTTAAAGTAGGAAGTGGGGTAATTAAAATTGAAAAAAGAAATATATTGCCCCGTTTGTGCAAAAAGGGGTAAAAAGAAACTTCTAGGAGCTGTAGAAGAAGGTTCAAAAGGAACAGTGTATCTATGGTGTAAGGAAGATAAAAAACCAATAAAGATTGAATTAAGTAAAATTAAATAAAAATAGAGCCCTGAGCCGATGTATTACGTAAAAAACGTAATAGTCGGCTCTTTTTATTTACAGTTAGGGGGTGTGTTATGAGTAGTACGACAGGTGAATTAGCAATAGAACAGTTTAAAGGCAGAAAAATGATTACTACGGATGTTGTGGAAATCACCAAAGACAACATACATGATGTGTTGGGTAAGGCAATGTCTATTCATATAAGAAACCGTAGTCAAATAAGACGGCTGTTTGAGTATGAAAAGGGAAATCAAAATATTCTTTATCGTCAAAAGGATGTAAGACCTGAAATAAATAATAAAATTGTTGAAAATCATGCACACGAGATCGTCAACTTTAAAGTCGGATATGTTTTCGGACAACCGATAAGCTATGTTCAGCGTGCTAATAAAGATTTATCTAATACCGAATCAAGTGGAGACAACGTAGTAGATGCATTAAATGAAATGATGTTCGAGGAAGGCAAATATTACAAGGATCAGGAGCTGGCAAGAACGTTTTCAATTTGCGGTGTTGGTTATCGAATGGTTACACCATACAAAGTAAAAAAAGGAGTTAGTGATTTTCGGATTACTAATCTGGATCCGCGTTTTACATTCGTTGTTTATAGTGCTGATGTTTTTCATGAACCAATGATGGGTGTTACATACTGGATTGATGAAGATAATATGATTCACTGCACAATTTACACTGAAAATTTTGTTTATAAAACAACGGGGAGATATGGAAATGTGTTCACCCCTGATGGAAAACTTGAAGAATCGATAAATGGAATAGGAGCGATTCCAATTATCGAATACAAAAATGATAATTCAAGGATGGGATGTTTTGAAAGAGTTCTTGGACTGCTTGAAGCAATAAACTTATGTACTTCTGATCGTCTTAACGGATTAGCACAGTTTGTACAGTCATTGCTATGGTTTAACGATATCGGTATTGATAATGAACAGTTTAAGTTACTTAGAGAAGAAGGTGGTATTTCTACGAAATCACTAAGCGATGGAAAAACACCAATATTGCAGTATATAAAAACAGAGCTGAATCAAACAGAGGTCCAGACACTAGCTGACTATTTATATATGCAAGTGTTACAGATTACCGGTACACCGGCTAGAGGGCAGTCAAGTGGCGGTAACACTGGTGTTGCTTTAATGTTAGGCGAATCAGGGTGGCAGTTAGCTGAAGAAAACGCGCAAAGTGCAGAAACGTTATTTGGCAACAGTGAACGTCAAATGATGCTAGTAATCAAAAATATTATTGAACGCTCTAAAGATAATGATATCAGCGAGTTATGTATCGCTGATATAGATATTAAGTTTAATCGGAATAAGATTAGTAATTTATTAAACAAGACGCAAGCACTTATGAATTTACAGACTGCTGGAATAAATATGCGCCACGCAATTAAAACTGTTGATTTATTTCCTGATCCGCAGCAGGTATACAAAGACAGTGAAAAACAGTTGGAGAAGAACGTTAAGGAGCAACGACGGAGAAGGTCGAAAACGAGCAAAGGTTAGAGAAAAACGTTAAAGAGCAAGGAGATTAAATTATGGATTTAAAAAAGCATTTAGGCAAAAAGTACAAAGATAACATGACTTTTGAAGAAATTCAGGAAGCATTAGCGGATTTACCTGAACCTGATTCAGTTGTAGATAAAGAAGAATACGACAAAATGAAAAAGCTGAAGGATGAAGCAAGCAAAGAAGCGAGTTCTTGGAAGAAGAAATATAATTCTACGCTAAGTGAAAAAGAGCAGTTAGAGATTGCTCAAAATGAGGCGAATGAAGAATTACAGAATAACTATGATGCATTGTTAAGAAAAACAACTATTGCCGAAAGAAAAGCTGAATTAGTTGAATTAGGTTACGATACTAAGCTGGCTCAGGAAACAGCTGAAGCAATGGTTGATGGAGATTTCACAAAAGTTATTGCTAATCAAAGTAAATTTGCCGAATCAGTTAAAAAGAACACAACTGATGAATTATTAAAGAACACAAAAACACCTGAAGGTGGTGGTAGTGAGGAAGGTATGACAAAAGAAAAATTTAATAAATTATCTATTCAAGATAAGCAAAAATTATTCGATACCGATCCCGACACCTTCAAACAATTAGCCGAAGGAGGAAATTAAATATGTCATTAAACCATACACACCAAAAGTACGATAATTCCGTATTAGCAGCCGAATTTGAAAATCAGTATCAATCGAAATTAGATTTAATGAAATTTTGTACTGTCGATGATTCGTTAGTAGGTACACCGGGAACTAAAAAGAAAATTAATCGTTACAGTGCTACTAATGGTACAGAAGTATTGACAATGGGTAATGGAAACACTAAGAACATTGAAGTTAAATTAACACAAGAAGAATATGAAATTGAAATGTTACAAAATCGTTTCCCTTACTATGATGAGGAAGAAATGGCTGATCCAAATGTAGTAACTACCGGAGTCAATCATATGGTTGTAGATATGTATAACACATCTAATACAAAAGCTATGGCAGAATTCCAAAAAGCAACAGCAAAGGTTGAAGTTGAAAAATTTGATTTTGATGCATTTGTTGACGGTTCCGCATTGTTCCCTGAAAACGAACAAGAAGATATGGCGATTTTTGGATTAGTACATCCAAAAGATAAAGTAGAAATCAGAAAAAATCTTAAAGACGATTTAAAATACGTAGAATCATATGCACGTGCCGGATATATTGGACATGTTGCTGGAGTTCCTTTATATAACTCTAATCACGCGACACAAGGTACAGTTATTTTAGCAACAAAAGAAGCAGTTAAATTCTTTGTTAAAAAAGGAACTGAAGTAGAACAAGAACGTGATGCAAATGTTCGGTTAAATACTATCTACAGTAGAAAGTACGGTATCTTTGCATTCGTAGACGATACTAAAGCAGTTAAATTAGAGAAAAAATCTACATCAGTATCAGGATAAGAGGTGATTAAGAATGACACAAAAAGAAATGCTTAAGAAGCTGGTGCCTGAGATTACTGATGATGATATCGAAGTGCTTTTGGAACTAAGCAAGGGTGTTATTCTTAATGCACGTTTCCCTAATGGTGAGATTCCATTAAACAAGTTAGGAGAGACATATGTAGAAAATAGATACTTGCATTTACAAGTACAAATGTGTATTGAAATGTTCAACCGTAGGGGCAGTGAGGGTGAGACACAGCGTACTGAAAATGGAATTTCACGTACATATGATACTGCTGATATTTCGAAATCTTTAGTTGGGAAGATACTTCCTAAGTGTGAAATATTATGAGAGATTTAGCAATCAATCAACAGACTATTTTCTACCAAAACTACGGTGTGGGTGAAACGGTTGATAAATACGGTAATCCGGTTAAAGGATATGGAGATATTGAATCAATGCGTTTGTGTGTAAGTTCCAACAAAGGAGAACCTAATGAGGATATCTTTGGTAACGATCTAAAGTACGACAAGACAATGTCTACCCACAATTTGTCATGTACTATAGATGAATTTACACGGTTATGGATTGGAATTCCCAAAACCCAACCATACAATTACAAAGTTAAAGCAGTTGCTCCAAGCTACAGTTGTATAAAATACGCTATCGAAAAAGTCAACAAAAATGAAGATAAAAGTAAAACTGAGTGATAAGGGTATTGATAAAGCATTGAAGCAGTTGGAGCAGTACAAACAAGATTTAAATAAAAAAGCTAACCAGTTGGTACAACGATTAGCTGATGAAGGATATACAACAATTATTAATAAGATATTCGAATTTGATGCCATAGAAACTGGCGATATGTTAAGTTCTGTATCAAAAAAATCAAATAATTGTTATGCGATGTTATCTGTAGGGGATTGTGCTATGTTTGTAGAATTTGGTACAGGTCCAAAAGGTGAGGAAAATCCATACATAGGTGATAGCATGGGGTGGAAATATAACACTGGAGATAACATTAAAGAATATGCAATAAATGGGGTAACAGTAACTGGGTGGTTTTATCCTGATGGAAGCGGTGGGTATCGTTTTACAAGCGGTATGCCCTCACGTCCATTTATGTATGAAACTGCTATGGAACTCCGTTATAACAAAATGGAAAAGATTATTAGGGAGGTGTTTAGATAATGATAGATCACGAAAGTTATGTATTTGAAGTAGTCGCTTCAAAATTACGTGAAGAATATGGCATTGATAATATTTACATAACTGGTGAGGAAATATCTAATACGCCTCCTAAGTTTCCAGCTGTCTGTATAATGCAGAGCGACAATATTATTAATACTGATTATTCAACTTTTAATGAAAATGAAAACGTCGCAATCGAAACTTACAAAATTGAAGTTGTAAGTATTGATAGTAAAGATGAATGCATGAAAATAGTGGCTGTTATCAACGATGTATTGGTAAAGCATGGATATTTAAGAACATTCAATCAGCCGATAAAAAGTGCAGATAGTGATATATACAGAAGAATTGCAAGATTTAAAAAAGTAAATTCAATAGGAGGAAATTAAATATGGGAGTTGCGTTAAATACTGCTGGTGTAACAGTTGGATATGCTGTAGAAGCTAGCGCTGGAACTAGACCAACAACAAATTACATTGAAATTCCTGATATTAAGGAAGTACCTGAAATGAATCCTGAACCTGAAACATTGGAAACTACAGTTTTAAAGGAAACAGAGTACAAAACTTATATCGAAGGCTTAAAGGATTTAGGTGGTGCATTATCATTTTTGGCTAACTACACCGAAGAATTAAGTACTGCATGGGATACACTGGTAAAAGCATATAAAACAGCCAGTGAATCAAACAAAGCAGTATGGTTTGAAATTAAACATCCAAGACTTGAAAAATCTGTTTACTTCACTGGACAACCAAGTGCTATGGGGTTACCAGCAATGGCAGTTAACAGTGTATTGGAAACAAATTTATATATTACACCAACAAATGCGCCAGCATGGGAAACAAAATCAACAACTGCGGAAGGTTAATCCTTTCGTAGTTTAAATATGGAGGAAAATAATATGGCAAAAGTTATTAATTTTACTTATAAAGATAAGGATTACACATTGGAGTACACAAGAAAAACATTAGAAAAAATGGAAGCAGATGGAATTAATTTAACTGAATTAGATAAAAAACCAGTTACAATCTTACCTAAATTATTTGAATATGCTTTCTTTGCAAATCATAAACGCACATCAAAAGAATTGATTGAAGAAATGTTTGAATTGTTTACTGATAAAAATGAAATGTACAACAAATTAAGTAAGATGGCAATGGAAACATTAAAAACTTTATTTGAGGATAGTACAGAAAAAAACGCGATCAAGTGGACGGCGACATTTTAGAAGAACCGTCCTCAAAAACATTTACAGAAACGTTTTACGAAGTTTTTCCATTCTATTTAAGTATTGGAATGACATATGAGCAGTTTTGGGAAAACGACCCTTCACTTGCTAAATACTATCGAGAAGCTGACAAACTGCGCAATGAGCGAAAGAACACAGATGCATGGATTCAAGGAATGTACATATACGATGCTGTAAGTACAGTTGTATATAATGTGTGGTGCAGAGATAAAGGAAAATCACCAGCAAAATATACAGAGAAACCGTATCAGTTCAATGCAGTAAAAGCTAAAGAAGATTTAGTAGAAGAAGAATCGGCGAGAGCTGAAGTATGGATGAAAAATTTTGTAAATCAATTTAAATAATGAGCCGACCGAGAGCCTTAAATTTTTTTAAGGAAGGAGGTTATCTAAAATGTCAATGGAAATAGACAAACTGAGCATTGAAATAGAGAGTAATGCCAGTAATGCTAGTGGAGAAATAGACAAATTAGCTGGTTCATTAGGAAATTTAAAAAATAATCTTAATGGTATAAGCAGTCTAAAAAGTCTGTCTACCACATTAAAAAATCTTAGTGCTGTAGCAAAGAGTATAAATACAGCACAGTTTGTACAGCTGGCTAACGGTATGGATAGATTAGCTAGCAGTTTTACGGGGTTGAATGGATTTAAAACTGGTGCAACTGGCTTATTGAAACAGATTGCTGATATAAAAGTCATTGCTTCAGATTTAGGCGATACTAAGTTTGATAAGTTTACAGAAGATATTAACAAACTAAAAACCGCAATACAGCCGTTACAGGACTTAGGTAAGACGAATTTAGGCAGTTTCTTTAATCAGTTAAAAAAACTTCCTGAAATTTCAAGGCAACTAACCGATGTTGACTTTAACAAATTCTCTTCACAAATGAAACAGCTTGCAAATGCAATTAAACCGCTTAATGGTGTTTCTATTAAACTGGGAAGAGCATTTAGTAATTTACCATGGCACATAAAAAAAGCAACCACACAAATGGAAAGCTATTCAAGAAGTGCATCTAAAGCAAGCAAAACAAGCGGTAGCTTAATGAGCCGATTAGGTAAATCAGTAGCCAGTTTTAGAACTATAACATTCGTAATCCAAGGTGTCGTTGGTGCCTTAACGAGTGTTTTTGAAGAATCATCACGATATGTAGAAAACTTAAACCTATTCAATGTTGCAATGGGCGAAACAACTCAAAGCGCTTTAGACTTTGCAAACAAGGTTCAAGGAGCTATGGGGATTGATACCAGTGAATGGATGAGTTTTCAAGGTAGGTTAAATAACCTTATTACTGGTTTTGATGTAGCCAGTGACAAGGCACAGATCATGTCGCAAAACCTAACACAGTTAGCATATGATTATTCATCGTTAATGAATGTTGATCCTAGTGAATCGTTCGATAAGATTAATTCGGCGATGAGTGGACAAATCAAAGGTCTTAAGGATTATGGTAACAACGTAAGTGTTGCAATGGTTAAACAGACTGGTTTGAAGTATGGACTTGAAGGCGCAGTATCTGAATGGGATCAAAACACTCAAGCAATTATGCGTTACATAACCATAATGAATAACGCGAGCAAAGTTGATGTATTCAACGATATGGCTCGTACAATCGCAACACCAGCAAATGCAGTTCGTATCTTAACACAACAGTTTACAATGCTAAAACGTGCAGTGGGGAATATTGCTAGTGTGTTCATAAGCAAACTTATTCCATATGTACAGATAGCAGTACAGTGGCTTACTGCTCTAGCGAATACGATAGCTAATTTCTTTGGGTTCGAATTGCCTAAAATCGATTACAGTGGTATTGCTGGCGGTGGAGGGGCTTTAGACGATGTAGAAGATAGCGCTAACGGTGCAAGCGATGCAGTAGGTGGAACAGCCGATAAAGTAAAAGAATTAAAGAAACAGTTAATGGGCTTTGATGAACTTAACATTATAAACAAACCTGATGACAGCAGTGATTCGGGAAGTGGAGGTTCAGGAGGAGCTGGTGGTGGAGGTTCGATAGGTGATATAGAACTGCCACAGTATGATTTTCTGAAAGGACTGGAAAATCAAACAAATGAAATGATGGAACGTTTGGCTAAAAAAATGGCTGAAATGTTCAAACCAGTTACTAACAGCTGGAATAAATATGGTAAGGGTGTACTTGATTCAATCGAGTATCAATGGACCGAAATCGGAAAACTGGTAGATAGTATTGGTGTAAGTTTCGGCACTGTTTGGCAAAATGGAACTGGTGAGGAAACTATGGATCATATTTTCAGCATCATAACCAACATTAATATTACAGTCGGTAATTTGGCTAAACAGTTCAGAACAGCATGGGATGAAGCTGGAAACGGTACACAAATAGTTCAAAACCTGTGGGATTCATTTAATGTTTTCTTGGGATTGATTGATGATATATCAAGAGATCTTGTTAAACTATCTGATACTTTGGATTTTAAACCAGCGGTAAAAAGTGTGGTAAACTTCACAGATGCGTTTAAAGATTTGAGCACCACTATTAGTAAACTGCTATATGGCGGGTATAAAAATGTATTAGAGCCATTAGCTAAATGGAGTATTGAAAAAGCAGTACCAAGTTTGGTCGATAGTCTTTCTAAGGCTGTTAAAGGGCTAAGCAAGGTATTAGATGCGTTAAGACCTACAATAAACATAATCGAAAAAGTAGCTACAGCTTTATTAAAAATGGCTGGAAACACTGTATTAAAAGCTATTGATTTACTGGCGAGCGCAGTAGACGGAATAGGTAGTATGTTTAAGAAATTTCCGGGATTGATGACTGGTGTAACTACTGCTGTAGGCGCATTTATAACAGCGTGGAAGGTAGACCAGTTAGTTAGCACAAATACAAAAATAAATACAATAATCACATCATTAAAACTAATTCCTAGCGCTGTAAGTGCTGTTAAATCGGTTGGATTTACTCAAGCAATGAGCGACTGGGCTAGTGCAAGTTTTGGGGCGAGTAATGCTATATCATCATTAATTAGTTTTGGAAGTAAGTTAAATTCAATAGATGGTCCTCTTAAAGCGGTATCTTTAGGTTTTGGTTCTTTAGCAACAAAAGCAGAAAGTGCGTTTGGAGCATCAAATTTATTGAGCACTGGACTAACGTTTTTAGCTAGCAACCCATTAGTTGCGGTTGTTGGTGGTTTAGGATTAGTTGTTGGAGCATTAGTGGCAGTTGCAAGTGCAACCGATGATACAAACAATAAATACAAAAAACAAATCGAACAGTCTCAGGCATTAGGTGAAGAATGTAAAAAATTAGCCGATGAACAAAGAAAACTTAATGAAAAGGCTAGCGAAGGTATCAAAGATTCATTAGGAGATTATTTAAAAATAAAAAACACTTATGAAGAACTTATTTCGCTTGGTGAAGGTAATGTAGAACAAATTGGTAATGCACAAGGGAAAGTTGATGAGTTAAATAGTATATGTGGCGAAACAGTAGTGCAGATTGAAAACGGTCATTTAAAATGGTTGGAATCAAAGGAAGCAATTTTAGAAAATATCGAAGCGTTAAAACAAAAATACATTATCCAAGCTAATGAGGAATCATATACAAAAGCACTTTCAAAGCAAAGCGAGGTACAAAGTAAATTAACGCTTGCTCAAAATGATTACAACAAAATTGCTAAAGAATGTAGTGGATTTTTGGATGAGATGGGCATCAGTTTGGACGATGTTTTAAACGGAAATGTAAATTATGCTAAAGTATTACGTCAGTTAACTCCAAAACAACGTGATGCAATAGATGCTTTTATAAAAGCTAAAGAAACTTTAGACGATGCAACCAAAGTTTCAATTGAAAATAAAAATGCGTTAGAAAAAATGAGTGCTGCACAAGAATTCAATATTTCAAAAACTACACTACAAAAAGATGGCGTTAAAGGGTTAGTAGAAAATTATGAACTGCTAACCGGTGAATATAGCTCTGTCATTGGTACATGTGGTGAAGTAACCATGAAATATGATACATTAAAATCTGCTTTGATAGCGTATGATGATGTAATTAAAGGTCATGCTGAAAATAACGAGTTAATGAGTGAGGAAGAAAAAGCGAATGCTCAGGAATGTAAAAATGTTGTAATTACACAACTCGCAGAAAAAGCAGTAGCTCACGAACAAAGCTATGAAAAAATGAAACAAGAATTAGGTAGCGCGTGGGATGTGATGACTGATAAAGAAAAAGAAAGTTTGAAAAAGCAGTACAATGATTTAAAGAAAGCGAAAGATGCTGAAAAGGAACTTATTAATAATCAAAAAGATGCGCTTCTAAAAGTGCTGGATGATTACAACATTGATCGTAGTGACAAACAAGCTAAACAGTGGAAACAAGAATTGGAAGAAGCACAAAAAAATGGTAGTGAACAAGGTCAAGAATATATTGATAATCTAGTTAAAGATTTAATGACTGGAAAAATTAAAACAGATCAACAAGGTGATGAAATAGGTAAAGGATTTAAATCTAACCTAGAAAAGAATATCGCATATTTTCAGGCTGACAGTACAGATGCACAATCAAAATTTGATTATCTTAAAAATTTAAAATTAGAAGATAAAACAGCATATATTGATTTTGTATCAAAAACAAAAGGATTCAGGGTATTAAACGGTATCGGTAGTATTGTGGATTCGTTCAAAATATTTGGATACGCCAACGGTGGTTTCCCTGATATGGGGCAAATGTTCGTCGCTAGGGAAGCTGGTCCAGAGTTAGTAGGACGCATTGGTAAGAAAACAGCAGTTGCTAATAACGATCAAATTGTAAGTGCAGTAAGTGGTGGTGTTTACAACGCTATGCGTAGTGCTATGGCTGGTATGAGCGGTGGCGGTAAATTTGAGATTCATACAACTGTTGAAATAGATAAAAAAGCAGTAGGAAAATCAGTAGTGGACTATAACAATGGAATAGTTAAACAAACGGGTAAAAGTCCGTTGCTAATTTAAAGGAGGGATTGAAATGGACGATGTTATTAAAATTAATGGAGTAGGTTTCAACCCTTCTTCATTAGAATTTCAAGTTTATGATTTAGACGGTGAAGAAGGCTCAGGACGTAATCAAAACGGAGAAATGTTTAGAGATAGAAAAGCAGTTAAGCGAAAGGTTGTTTGTACATTTAACGGTCTTACAGATGCTATGGCTAGCAAATTACTTAAAGCAGTTGAACCAGTATTCTTTTCTTTAGAATATCCTGATCCAGTTGAAAACAAGCGTAAAACAATAACGGCTTATGTTGGTGACAGAACTATGCCGATATTTAAATATGATGCGATTAAAAAATGCTGGATATGGGAAACGATTAATTTAAATTTTATTGAAAGGTAGAGATAGCATGATTAATAAAGTAGAAATAGTTGATAAAGGACATGGGGAAGTATCTGTAAAAATTGATGGCGAAGAGTTTGCTGGAAAGATTAATAAGTATTCTATAGTACATTCAGTTGATGATGTTTTAAGAATGACAATGACATTTCCAGTTAAACAACTCGACATTACTTGTTTAACGGATAAAATGAAAAAATATCGAGTTTAAATCGATATTTTTTCAGGGGCTTGTTTTATAATTGGGCATTTATTGTAAATATCGCATCGTTTCCCGGTTTTTATATATGGACAATCCCCATTGCCCTTTATAGCGTATTTTTCACTCAAATCACTGGCGTCAAGATAATCAACGCTAATTTCCACATTAGTTTTACGCATAGGGCAAAAACCTTTAAACTTTATAATCAATAATTATTCACCTCGCTTTCTGCTTTTATTATAGCATTAACGACGGTGCTATAACAAAAGGAGGCAATAGCATGATTAATACAAACGAAGAATTTAATTCATCAGTTACAGCGCAAGACCGTGTTATCAATGCCAAAGTCATTTTTAATGGCACAACAGAATTAATCAATGAAGTCATATCTGTTGCTTTAGACGAAATTTCTTGTAGCGAATCAACTTTAAAAATTGGTGAAATAAATACTAATAAAGCAACTGTCAAATTCAAAATGTCTGATAACAAGATCCCGTTAAAAAATAGTACAGTAAAAATTTATAGTGGTGTAAATGGTGTTTATGTATGTAAGGGTACATATTACACAGCTGAGATTGATAAATCAGACAACAGCGACTTTATAACAGTTGTAGCTTATGACAGCACATATCGTTTAAATAAAACATATATACCTGATATTGAATACCCTAATAGTTTATCGAATGTAATAAATGATATTTGTAGCCAGTGTAATATCTTGCACGATATAAAAAATATACCGGACATTATAATTGATGGATATATTGATAATATGACGTGTAAACAATTCCTAGGCTATATGATGGGCTTAATGGGGTGTAATGGAACAATAAATCCAGACGATAAATTAATCGCATACTGGTACAAGGATTGTGGTATTGAGATAACTTATGATTTGCAGTTTATGAACGGTTTCAACAGAACTACTGACGAGGACATAGTAATCAACTCGTTAACAAGCGGTGATAGTGAAAATGTACTGGTAGCTGGAAATGGATTCGGTATAACTTTCGAAAATCCGTATATGAAACAAGAAATATTAGACAGTATATTTGAGCGGATTAAAGGTTTTACATACACACCATGTACTGTAGAGTGGCGAGGTAACCCAGCTTTAGAAATAACTGATATTGTTAAAGTTGAAGATAAAAATGGTGTTTTACATAATGTACTGCTAAGTGAACATACAATAGTGCTTACGGGCATGAAATCGAACATAACTTGTAAAGGTGAAACTGAAATAGATACAGTTATGAATCAGTCACCTACAGACATTAAACTAAATAAGCTGTATGTCACATTAACAAATGCTTTTAAAAATACTACTGATAAAATTTTAGGCAATCAGGGCGGTTATTACAGAATTGATATGAACGACGAAGGTTTCCCTTCAGGATGGACTATCATGAATACTCCTGAATTAAGGGATGATACACATTTGTGGAGATTTACAGCCGGTGGTCTAGGCTATTCTGAAGATGGTGGAAAGACATTTAAAAATTTAGCCTTTGACCTTGATGGTAATTTCAATGCAAATGTTATTACAACTGGTATATTGCAAGGTGAAATGTTTGAACTTGATTTACAGACGGGTGTTATTAAGATTGGAAAACGTGATTCAGAGGGTGAAATAAGCAATCCTAGCTTTTATCTAAACGAAAAAGGCGAGTTGACAATAAAAGCCTTTGAAGAAATAAAAGAGGAGCTACAAGCTAAAAAATACCTAGTATCCTTAGATAATAGTGGAACTGTCCTAAACAAGCCAACAGATACAATTACATTAAGTGCAAAAGTATATGATGGCAATAATGATGAAACAAACAACATAAGCAGTATTAGTTTTAACTGGTACAGAGTATCGAGTGATAGCGAAAGCGATAAAACTTGGAATAACAGTCACAAAGGGAAACGTTCGATAATATTAACACCTGATGATGTAAATGTTAACGGCAGTTTCTATTGTGAAATAACATTACCGATTGGTACTAGAAAAACACTGTCTATAAGCATAACTGATAATAATGACATTGCTAATTTAGAAGGCAGTTTCTTGGATGTCACTGGTGTCAATACAGTTCAATCATATGATGAAGGTTATGTACCAAACTGGGAAGAAACCCCAGCAGTTATTACCCCAGCGGTTTTAGATGGATTATTAAATGTAGATTTAAATAACTGCACACTGGTTTGGAAACGTAATAATAATGGAACGGAGACAGATTTAATAGAGGGTGAGAGTGTCTTAAACGGTATCCTAACAGTAAATAAAAATGTTATGTCTAAAGGACGTCCATATATAACATATATTTGCTATGTAACTTATAAAAATGCAACAAAAAAACTTAGTGTAACGTTTATGCTTAATATCGATGGCAAGGATGCATTAGTTCTTAAAATAGACAGTTCAAATGGCTATATATTTAAAAATAATGGTGTGTCTACTACGATGACAGTTCAAATATTTGTGGCTGGTGAAATAATAGATACGTCTCAAAAAATGTATAATTATTTTGGCGATAAAGCGAAGATACTTTGGGAAGTAAAACATATTAAGGAAACAGACTTTACAGCGTTAGATCCAGCTGATTCTAGATTAACGGACAATGGATTTATATTAACGCTAACATCAAATGATATAAATGAAAAGGCAACATTTAGATGCTTTTTAGATTTTTAGGAGGAAAAAATATATGGCAATAAAAGCAACAGTAGAGCAAGATGTAGTCGATATAACAGACGGCTATTCAATACATTTAAGTAATGATAATTATACGTTTCAGGGAACTACAACATCAGTAGAAGGAACTCAGTCATTAACTTGCAAAATAACCGCTATAAGAGGTTCAAATAAAATGGTGTGTTCAGTTGGGGATATTACAGCTCCAACGGGATTAAGTATAGTTTCAGATGGGAAAACACCAGAACCAACATTAACGATAACTGCAACAAGTGCATTAACTAAGAGCGGAAGTGTTATTATTCCAGTAAAGACAGAAGATGTTACAATTGAAAAAGTATTTAGCTGGTCGATAGCATTTAAAGGAAATAATGGTACAAGTGTTACAGTATCGAATACAAGCATAACATATCAAGTTGGTACTTCGGGAACGACTGCGCCAAACGGTTCATGGACAACCGCAATTCCTTCTGTTCCTTCAGGACAGTATTTATGGACAAAAACAGTAGTAACCTATAGTGATGGTAAATCTACTACAGCATACAGTGTGTCAAGAAATCCTACAAACGGTACAAATGGTACGAGTGTTACAGTTAAATCAACGGTTACAGAATACCAGGCAAGTAATTCCGGAACTACTGTACCAACTGGTTCATGGTCTAGTACACCAGTTGCTGGGAATCCCGGTCAATACGTATGGACTAGAACAACCGTAACCTATTCAGACAATAAAACAGCAGTATCGTATTCTATCTCAAGAAATGGCGCTAATGGTGCAGATTCGATCACTATGGCAATCAAATCTTCAAATGGAGTCATCTTTAAGAATACTGCTATCGCAACAACTTTAACAGCTCGTGTATTTAAGGGTGGGGTAGAAGTTACTGGCAGTGCATTAACTGCACTAGGAACGATTAAGTGGTACAAAGATGGTGGTTCAACAGCTGTAGCAACTGGTTCTAGTTTAACGATTAACGCTGGTGATGTTGATAATAAAGCGACTTATACAGCACAGTTAGAGGGATAGTTTATGGCTGTTAAAGCATATGCGCTTATAACATTAACAGACTGTTATGACGGTACGGATGGTACGGTTCATAGTGCTACTGCACCTAGTGATAAAACTAAGTTATGGTTTGATACAACTGATAATCTTCTAAAATACTGGAACGGTACTACATGGGAAGTGACTAATGATTTTGCTGGTAATATCAATGATATGAAGCAGAATATTACCACTGAATATACTTCTGCGATCAACCAGCTTAAAGAATCGCTGACTACACTGGTTGAAAAACTACAGACTACCACTACTGACAATTCAACTTTGATAGAGCAGTTATCATCACAGATTGTTCAAAATACTAGTTCTATATCACTGGTTACAAACAGTATTAAAAGTATTACCGACAATATAAGCGGTCTGGCTACGAAAGAAGAAATTTCACAGTGGGCTAGATTTCAGGATGGTGTATTAGAACTAGGTGCAAGCAATAGTCCCTTTGCTGTTAAGCTATCTAATACGGAATTAGGGTTTTATCAAAATGGAAGCAGGATTGCATATCTGTCAAATCAACAGCTTAACATTGAATATGCTATTGTAATGACTAAATTAAATATTGGTACATTCAGCTGGTCATATGATGCCACGGACGGGTTAACATTGACTTAGGAGGTGATTGAATGGCAACGTATGGAACAAGTAACAAATATATAAATTACAGTGTCAACAGTCAGGAATTAAGCTATGACATAAATTCAAATAGTTCAATTCTTAGAGTCTGGGTTGATGGATGGAGGACTAATACAGGGTATACAACAAGTGGATCTGGGACGGTGTACGCCCGTATAAATGGTGTTGTGTATAGTGCTGGTATCACTAGCTCTCAAAAGATTACATCAACACCGATTCGTTTGGGTACATGGGATGTTACTATTAGTCATGATGCTGACGGTTCAAAAGCTATAAGCGTTACTGGTTGGATAAGTCACAGTCAGTTCAGTTCAAGCGAGCAGGGTTATACACATACATTAACTACAATTCCAAGAGTGTCAGGAGTACGATGTGATGGTGGAACTTTTGGGAGTGCGTTAACTATTTATTTTGATAGAAAATCAGATAATTTTACTCACCATCTTTATTATAGTCTAAATGGTGGTCCTGAAACTGGTATAGGTGCTGACTACAGCACATCAGCTACGTGGACACCACCACTAAGTTTGTTAAATAGTGTAACAGGTGCGGACAGTACAACAATAATGTTTCGAGCATATACCTTTAATGGTGGAACGAACATAGGAAGCAGTACTTGTACTTGTACTGTTAAAATACCGACGAATATTGTTCCGACTTTTACAAGTATTACTGCAACACCGGTAAATCCATTTGGTTCACTCTATCTGCAAGGAAAATCCAGCATTAAATTAACAATTAACGGGGCATCAGGAGTATATGGAAGTACTATTAAAACTTACAGTATTAGTGGTGGAGATTACAGTTATAGTGGTGATAAAAATACATATACCACCGGTGTGGTTGATAAAAGCGGTGATATAACATTCACTGCAACGATTACTGACAGTCGAGGAAGAACAGCAAGTAAAACGGTTAAAGTCACGGTTACTGCGTATACACTGCCGACATTAACTTTTGAAACATACAGATGCGACAGTTCGGGAACTAAAGATATAATCAAGGGTACTTATATTTATGTTAAGCCTACATTTACTTATTGTGTTATAACTGGGAATGCAATAAAAACTAAAAGTATAAAAATCAACAATACAAGTAAATCAACTGCGTTTAACAGTGGACAAGGATATGTATTTAGTGGTTATGCGTTAAATACTACCCATGAAGTAGAAGTTTCCATTACTGATAATGTTGGAAATACAGTAACTGTAATTCACGATATAGATATTGGTAAAGTTATACTTAATATTCCCCCTCACAAAAACGGTGTCGGCTGGGGACGCTATTGCGATAAAGAAGGTGAATTTCAAATTGAGTATGACTTGAACATATTTGGAAAAATATTAAAAAATGGTGAAGAATTACCAGTATTTACGAAAAATGGAAATTATTCAGTCCCTCCAGCCCCTATTGAGAAAAAGGACATTTATTTTAAATACAGTACAGAAGAACAGTTTACGGGCGAATACTGGATAGATGGCAAAAAGATATATCAAAAATCTTACAATTTAGGTACTATTAATGCTTTTAAAAAAATAGAAAATATTGCAAATTTTGATAGAAATATAAGATATGAATTTTCAATGAGAGCTAACGATAAAATAAGTGGTATGAATGGAAATTCAAGTACTGATTTATTTGTCACTACGGGTGGTGACGTTTACATAAATACCAATGGAAATACTAGATACGATGTAGTATTAACATTGTGGTACACAAAAAATTAAAGATTAAAGGACGGCATGAAATTATGATTAAAACACATGAATTAGACGTTACGGCAAGTAAATTTAGTGAACTTTTGGAATCAAATTACAAAATTATAAAACAAAATGATTACGAGCAGAACGATTATATTTTATTTAGAGAAATCGAAACTGTCGAAGAAGAAGTCAATTATACTTCGAAATCACAGTTAACGCAGATTAAACAGATTATTAATGATGAAGGTATCAAGGAAGGCTATGTATTAGCTGTACTTAATAAAATTTAAGGAGGAAACTGTTATGAAGATTAATTGGAAAGTAAGAATTGCTAACAAACAATTTTGGCTGAGTGTTATTCCAGCAGTATTGTTAGTTATTCAGGCAGTGGGGGCGGTATTTGGCTATACACTAGATTTTGGCGATTTAGGTAATAAGTTATTAGCTGTAGTAAATGCCGTATTTGCATTACTTGTTATTTTGGGAGTTGTTGTTGATCCTACAACTCAAGGGGTTAGTGATTCCGAACGTGCTCAACAATATGACAAACCAGTTAAGTAGGTGATTGTATGAGCGATGTAGTAGTTACCGCTATTATAAGTGGTTTGTGCGTTGCTATCCCATCAGTAATAGCAACGATGAGCAGTAATAACAAATCAAATGCGTTGATGAATTATAGAATTGATGAATTGACTAAGGAGGTCGAAAAACATAATTCTGTAGTCGAACGTATGGCTGTTGTAGAAAACAGCCTAAAATCAGCACATCATCGTATTGATGAATTAAAAAAGTAATGAGCCTTGAGCCTACTTTTAAATAAGGAGGTTTTTATTTATGTCAAAAACAGCAAATGAATTAGTAAATTTCGCAAAATCTAAATTAGGTACTAACTATGTATACGGGATGAAAGGAGCTGTATTAACAGATTCTAAATTAAGATCGTTAGCTAACAGCTATCCAAAATATCTTACATATAATAAGGAAAAAGGAAAAATCGGAACAGTGTGTACTGACTGTAGCGGACTTATTAGCTGGTGCACTGGTAAAGTAAGAGGATCTAGTCAATACAAAGGAACTGCTACACGCATTGAACCTATAAGCAATATAAGCGGTGCAGTAGCTGGTTGTGCTTTATGGCAACAAGGACATATTGGTATTTATATCGGAAATGGAGAATGTATCGAAGCTCGTGGAAGTGCATATGGTACAGTTAAAACAAAAGTAGCAAACAGAAAATTCACACATATATTATGGTTATGTGATATTGATTATGATAATTCTGTTCAGGTTCCACAAGAGCCTAGTGGGGATAGTTATAAAGTTAAAGTCGATACGCCAAGTGGTGTAAACTGTCGTAATGCTCCAAACGGTGCAAAGGTTAAGGCTTATGCCAACGGTACGGAATTGACTATTACACAAGAACAAAATGGTTGGGGATTTACTGGCGAAGGCTGGGTATCTCTACAATATTGCAAAGTTCAAGATAGTGTAGCACAAAATTTAGGGACTTATGAAGTAACCGCCAGTGATTTAAGCGTTCGTACTGGTCCGGGAGAAAACTTTAGAAGAAAAACATATAATGAATTAACTGAAGATGCAAAAAAACATGATTATGATAAAGACGGATGTATCAACGAAGGTACAAGAGTAACTGTTAAAGAATGGTCGAACGGATGGGCTAGAATTCCTAGTGGCTGGGTGTCTGGAAAATACTTAAGAAAGGTGTAAAGTAGTAATGGTTAAGGTTAAAGTAGTTAGAGGAGCTGTAGATATAGACGGGGATAAACTCCCGTTCTATCTATGGGGTGAATATTTTACTGTAATTGAAGAAATGCCAACATATAGCATCATAATGACTGGTAATAGAACATTTAAATTTAAAAATGAATTTATTATAAAGGAAGGTAAATAGCATGGTAAAAGTAATAGCGGATGCATTAAATGTTAGAAGTGAAAATCGAGTTAATGAAAGAAATGTAATTGGTATTGTCTATAAAGGTGATGAATTAGAAGTAATTAAACAAGGACCGAAGTGGACAGAGATAAAATACAAAGATAAAAAGGCATATGTAATGAATGAATTTATTGAAAAAATCTAG